TTATACAACTGGCACTATTACACAGGAGACATTATTAAATCAATTATCTTCTGGAGAGATATTAGGTGATGACTTTGACATAGAGGAGGAGATCGAAAACACACAGAATGGAGGATTGACTGAAACTGAGGAGCCAGAAACACCAGCCCCAGAGCCAGCAGAAGAACCAGCATCCGATCAGGAAGAATGATAAATGTCCACACCAGAGGTATTTTTTAGGGAAACTATTGATCTGAATAGGTATAGCAACTCTGTTGCCAAGAAATACGCAGAAACTTATAACGAAATTATTGTTAATGCAGCAAAAAAGCTAAAAACTATTGATTTAAGACAGCAAAAAGCAGCGGCAGGGGTAATAATTGCACCACAAACTAAGAAAAGACTTAGGGCAATCATCAAGCAGTCAAGTGATAGCTTGGCCACATGGTCAACTAAGTCAGCTATTGATTTTAAGAAAGAACTTCAAGGAGTTACTGTCTTACAAAAAGATTTTATTGAAAACGAACTTAAAAAAGTAACGGCATCAGGTAATGTTCCAATTAATAGTGTTGCGATAAGTCCTAAGTATGCAGAGTCGGTGATTATGACTGACCCATCAAAGATTAATATTTTTACCAGTAAAGCATTTACTGAAGATAATTTTAGAGAGTTTGGTGCTGGAAAGTTTAGTCTTACAGCTACTCAAGGGGCAGCAATCAGGCTACCTAATGGCACAACAGTCAGCAAAGCATTTAGGGGCATAGCTGAATCCTCAGTCGAGAAGCTAGATTTAGCAGTCAGGTCAGGAGTGTTTGCTGGTGAGTCACTAGACCAGATCACTAGGAGATTAGTTGGGAGACTTGAATTTGCAGACTTTGGCCCTTTATCTGTTAAGCAGCTTGCACTTGCTGGAGGAGAACTTACCAAAATAGCTAATAATCAAATATCAACTATTGTTAGAACATCTGTAAATCAGGTAACAAATCAAGCATCACAGGCTGTATATGCAGCAAATAAAAAAATATCACCTAAATATGAATATGTTGCAACGCTGGATTCAAGAACAAGTCCTATCTGCCAGCGACTTGATGGACAGACATTTGACTACAACAATGGTCCAACACCACCGCAACACTTTAATTGTCGATCTACTACTGTCCCTGTCGTGGACTTTGATGGTTTACAAAAGAAATATCCTAATCTTGAAAAGCCGCCAGCAACTAAATTTGATACCAGACCATCAATTACAGGCAGAGTTCCGCAGGGGCAAGCCTATGGGGACTGGCTTTTGCAGCAAGATAGAAAGCTACAAATTAAGACTTTAGGCAGTGAAGGAAAAGTAAGAATATTTAAAAAGTTAGCAAAATCTGAAAAGACAGGACAGGGAGCCTTAAGAAAAATGATCAGAAATGATGGATCTGAAGTTTCACTTGCAAGATTAAAACAGTTATATGGCAAACCTGTTTCTATCAAAGCCAAGCCTAAAGCTAAAGCGGTTGTTGGAACTACTACAGCAGTTAAGTCTATGGCAAATACAAAGCCAATAGAGGGATCATGGGGAGTCACTACAGATTACAAGGAAGCTATAAAAAGGGGTAAATCTATGACTAAAGGTAGATTTGAACAAGCAGATAAATTAGCAACACAATTTAAGAAAGCTATCGCTGAATATGAAACAGCTTCAGAAAATTACTTTACATATAGCTGGCAAAAAACTTATGGAACACCGACAAGACTAAGAAAGGCTGGCTTGACTAGAAGTGAAGCTATAGATGTTTACTACAAAGAAAGAGCTTTAAGACGATCAACATGGCTAGAAAAAAGACAAATATTTAGAAAATTAGAGGTTGATGGGTCAAAAGAAATGGCGATTCTTAGAAAAGAATTACTTGAAACAAACGTCACTAATGCAGAGATAAAAGAAACACTAGATAAACTTCCATTTAGAAACAAAACAAAAGCACTACAAGCAAAAGTTCGAGAGGAAGTAGAGGAGTTTACAAAAATGTTTAATGGTGGAGGAGTCACTGTCAATCCAAATTATTCAGTCTCAGACGGCAAAATATCAAAGGTCAAGCTTGGAACAAGTCGGGCAAACAATGATTCTCTTGGTGAAATATTAGTGCCTTTTGAAGACCCGAAGATGGCATATAAGTCTTTAAGTTCTAAACAAACAGTATTCCATGAAATAGGACACTCGCTTGAAAAAGTAAGACAAGAAAACCTTGATATGGCTGTGGGTTTCAGAACATCAAGAGTGACAAGTAATGTTGCAACAAAATCATCCAGAGAAGTTAAAAGAGCATGGGAACTTTCTGAAAGTGTTTTGCCTGATGAATTTATTTCACCTTATGCTGGAAGACCTTATAGAAAAGGATTCTCACAAAATTACAGAGATACTGCAACTGAAATTACCAGTATGGGTGTTGAACACTTTGCAGATCCAGAGTTGATGTTTAGACTTTATACAGTTGACCCAGATCATTTCCATATGATCCTTTCTATGACAAGGAACACTTATTGATGGCTATAAAAATTGAAGTTAAGTTTGGAGAAGAAACAGCCTTTGCCAACATGGTAAGTTCACCTGATTCTGTTATCTGGACAGGCAATCAAGACCTTATTGAAGATGCTGAGTTTTCATTGAATTATAGTTATGGGGCTGCTGGACATAATTATATAAGTGGCAATCAGACAACGGCTTTGGATGTAGCTACAGCTTTGACTCACAGATATGGTTCAGAGAATATAAATGTTATTGAAGGTGTTGAAGTTTTAGAGAAAGAAGAAAAAGAAATAACTGATATAGAGAAAGGAGGTCAATCATAATGCCACTCAAGAAAGGTAAGGCCAGCAAAACAATCTCTAGCAACATTCGTTTGCTGATGAAAGAAGGCCGCACATTAAAACAAGCACAGGCAATCGCTTTATCAACTGCTAAAAAACGAAAAAAGAAGTAAGATAAAATCAGTTACTTTTTAACATCATGCCAATGGGAAAAGGAACCTATGGTTCTAAGGTCGGCAGACCACCAAAAAAGAAAAAGACTACAAAAGTAAAAAAAAAAGTTGTTAAAAAATAATGGCAAAGGTAAACAAGCCAACAGATGCGGGGCTGTATGCTCGTGTTAAAAGTGCCGCAAAACGTAAGTTTGCTGTTTATCCTTCTGCCTATGCTAACGCTTGGCTTGTACGAGAATACAAAAAGCGTGGAGGTAAATACACAGTGGTAACTAAACCCAAAGCAAAGAAAGGTGGCAAAAAAAAATAAAACAAAAAGAGCAAGCAGTGGTTTAACACGCTGGTTTAAAGAAGAATGGGTTGACGTAAAGACTGGTAAGCCTTGTGGTCGCAATAAAGGAGAGAAGAGAGATGGATACCCAGCTTGCAGACCAAAGAAAAGAGTAAGTAGTAAAACTCCGAAGACTGTTGGAGAAATGTCACCAGCAGAGAAAGCAAAATTTAAAAGAGAAAAGAAAAGTAGTGTAAAAATTAAATATCAGCACAGACGGAAGAAAACTACAAAGGGGAAAAAGAAATGAAAAAGAAAAAGCCAGTAAATCTCCGCAAGGAACATAAAAGTAAAACAGGTGGTCTTACTAAAAAAGGTAGAGATAAGATCAACAGAGAGACTGGTAGTAATCTAAAAGCACCAGTTACAAAGACAAAAAACCTTACAAAAGCTGAAAGAGCAAGAAAAAAATCTTTTTGTGCAAGAATGTCAGGTGTTAAAGGGCCGACAAGTAAGGGAGGAAAGCTTACCAGAAAAGGTTTAGCCCTTAAAAAATGGAACTGTAACTAATATCGGCCTTACTCAGTGACAAAATAAATTCTAATTGATATGCTAATTATTAATTATTGTTAAAATTTTTTATGGCTGAAGAACTAAACAGACCTAACACAAGTCCATCTGAAGTTGACGCTTTAAGAGAAAGCGTAAGAAAGCTGGAAGCTAATAATAAAAAATTGATGGATGATTATGTAAAAGCAAAAGAAACAGCAAAGGCTGTTCCACCTGATGTAGATGTAAATGCTTTAATTGCTTTTAAGCAAAAGAAAGAACAGGAAGAGCTTGAGTCAAAAGGAAGATATGAGGAAGCGATAGCAAAACAGGCTCAACAGTTCAGAGATGCGGAAGCACAGCAAAAGCAAAGAATCCAAGAGCTAGAACAGAAGCAAAGGCAGCTTGAAGTTGAAGCTCCAGCAGTAACAGCACTGGCTGATGTTGTACACGACCCTCAGTATGTATTGTCTCGTATAAGCAAGGATCAGCTTGCTAGGGAAGCAGACGGAACAGTTGTTATTGTTGATGGTTATAAC